CTCAACAGTTTTTCTATCAATAAAAAATGTTTGGTTTTCGTAAGTATTATTTGCTGGTGTTCCAAATGGGTTAGTGCCTGATTCAAAGTTTGCATTATCAATAAATTTTAACAAGGTAGTAATCCTTTTGAATTTTGCTCCATTCAAATCATTTTTAGGTGTTGTTAGGTTTGCTTGCGTCATCAAGGCAGTAACACTAGATAATATGTTACTAATTTTTACTGTTGGTCTTGGTAGTGCTGTTCTTGCTATGGAATACTCAAAACCATTTGATTCAATAGGGATTCTTTGATATGTATTACCTTGAAATACAACATTAAATGTAGTGTTCATATTAATCCCATTATGAAACCTAGATACATCATTACTGCCATGTAATGCAGCTACAAGATGTATTTCAAATAATTCTATTTTTGCACTAGGGTTAGCCTTCTGTAGCTCTTCTGTAGGTATTGCCATTATGGTTCAAACACCTCCCTAAAGGTTGCGTTAATTGTTGCCCTGTTTACATAAGGAATAGATTTTGACCAGCTTTCGCATACAAAATGAGATGTTCCCGATTTAGTGACTGTACAATTTCCAGAATTTGTTGCACTACTTCCAGCAGTAATAACAAATGTATTTGCGTTAGTCAATGAAACAACAGAAAACGTACCATCAGTTGCAGAGCCAGAAGTAAAATCAACAGTTATAGAATCGTTAGCGAATAATTGATGTGCAGTAACAGAAACAGTAATAGTAGTGCCACTTTGGGAATAAGTACCTGTTTTTACAGACTCTTCACTTGGTGGGGTAAATGTGAATGATGCTTGATCTAATGCTCTTTCGTTTAAAAAGTATTCAATCTCATCACTAGCTGTTTCTGAGATATTTTGAAAAATTAAATTATAAATCTTTCCATTTTGATGTGCTGCTATGCCTACGAGTTGACGTTGTTCAAAACCATCGGCAAAACGTACCTTTTTAATATTAGGCTGACTTCTTTTTGAAAAGCCGCTATATGCTGGTTGTACTGTAGTTGGAAAAGCTGCCATAATTATGCGTTAGATAAAAGCCCTCCAGCACGTTTTTGGTTTATAAGTTCAGCTTGTATTGCTGCTGCTAATACGTTACCAAATTCATTAGCCTGTCCGTCATTACCTTCAACAGAAGAACCAGAAGCATCAACATTAACAGTCACTATATTTGTAACCTCTCCACCTATTTGATTGTTTGGCGTTATGAATCCTCTGCTTGAACCCATTGATAAAATCTCTGGGCCTTTTTCTCCAACTATGAAATTTTTATTAGCAGCTACAGGACCACCCGCAGCCTTTCCTCCACCAAAAACTTTTCCTAAAAAGCCTCCAATCTTTCCACCAATACCAGATACCGCTTGTTGTATGGCAACCTCAATAAGTTTACGCTTAAGGTCATTTAATACACTCACAGCAGCTTGCGCTAATGTTTTAGTACCTTCTACAGCATCAGCAAGGTTTGAAACAATTCCATCTTCTACACTTTGCCCTATTTCTTTATATTTTTCTTTTAGTTTCTCGGCTGCTTTCTCTTGCTCTTTTATTTTATTAACACTTTCTTGAAGTTTTTTATTATCCTGCTCTCTCTTGAATAAGACGCCTCCTAAAAGTTCTCCATGTTTTTCAACAAGTTCATTTTTTCTTTGCTCTAAATCAAATTGTTTTCTCCCTTCTTCAGTATTAATTTTTGATCTCTTGATTATTTCTTCTAGTTCTTCTTTTTGTTCATGGATATTTTTTGCTGCTGTTCTAAATTCTTTTGCAAAACCTAATTCATCTGCTGTAGCTATTTTTGCTTTCAGGTCGTCTATTGCCTTAGGTAAAGCACCACCTATTAATTCAATAACTTCCGTACCTGATAATTTTTCTCCTAAACCAAGTATATTTTTCAATCCACCTTGTTTTTTAATTCTTTCTTGTTTAGCTTGTAAATCTGCAAGTTTTTTCTCTAACCTTTCAAGTTCTGCCCTTGCTAAATCAGTTTTTCCTGCTGCCAATTCTTCATTAAGTCTTTTCTGTGCATTAAAAGTCTCTAATATTTTTGTTGCCAATATTCCAAAAGCTATAATTGCAAGACCAATCCCAGCTTTTGCAAGTGCAACTTTAAAAGCATTTGCAGCAACCGTAGCATTAGCAAAACCAATAGATGTAGCTGCAAGAGTGGCTTTTGTACCAATAAGATTACCTGTTGCAATACGAGCAGATACAGCAACAGCTATTAGATTTGTTTTTAAAAGAGGTAAGGCAACAGCAAGACCTTTTACAGCTAAAGTTATGCCAGCAATAATAGCTGTTACTTGACCACCTTCTGAGTTTAGAAAATCTAGAAAAGCTGTTAAGGCTTTTACTGATTTATCTAAAACAGGTAAAAGAGCCTTTCCAAGGCTTTCACTAAAATCATTGACCTCTTCCATTAACAGGTCAACACTACCAGCAAACCCTTTTGAAGCAGCAAGTGCAGCTTCATCATATGATTCTTTAACAATATCCAAAATCATAGTATGCGCTTTTGCTACCTGATTTGTTTTCATTAATTGCTTGATTACATCTGTCTGCTGTTTACTAAAAGCAATACCAGAACGATTTAAATTTGATAAATTTCTTTCAGGGTCCTGTAATGCTTTTGCAAGTTGCATGAAAGAAGTATTAACATCAACTTGGTTAATTTGTGCAATGTTAGCTGCCTGTTCAGCAACACTTGCATATGAATTAACACCAATTTTTCTAAAACTTGTTAATAAAGCAAATCCTCTAGTAAATTCATCTTGACTAAATAAAGTTGCATTTCCTAAATTATCTGCAGCCTCTTCCAACTCTCTTAAAACATTTGTACCTTTACCTAAATTATTTAGACCTTTAGCAAGTATTGCTGCATCTCTTTCTCTAGATTGAAAAACACTTAATGATCTACCAAGTAATGAAACAGCGGTACCAACAGCAAGAATAGGAGCTAAACTTGAAGCTAATGCAGAACCTAATCCTCTTGCTGCTGTTGATGTTGCAGCCAATGATTTTGTTGCACCACTTGATGCTGCTGATAATTTATTTGTAGCTGCAGAAGCATTATTTAAAGAACTGACAGCATTTCTGGTATCAACTCTTAAAGTAACAATACTTTCAGCCACTTAGCTTATAAAATACATTTCTTTTATCTTACCTGTTATTTGCTCTTTGACGCATCTTTTTTTCATTCTCATATTTATTTTCGTAATATGCAGCCCAATAAATAAACTCTTCCTCTGTCATGTTTCGTCTTAATTCTGTTAATGTTTTACCTAACTCAGAGGCGAGAAACAACTCAAAGTTTAGCCAGCTATTTCTCTTTAATCGTTTTTTGCTGTTTCAACATCTATTTTTAGTTCAAATAAAAATAACTCAATATCATTTAAAACTTTCTCTGGTAACATTCTTTGTAAGTCTGGGGCATCAGCTAAAGCAAACATTTTTGCACCATCTTCTTTTTGTGCAATTTGACAAAGTAATTGTGTAGATACCATCAAAGCATCATCACTACCAACAGCAGTTTGTGCTTTTTGTCTGTCATATCTGGTTAATGGTGGAAAGTATATATCAATTTTTTGGCCAGAAGGTGTTTCTAATACATATTTGCGTCTTGTAGACATAACATCACTAAAAGCATCAGTAATAATGTCTACAGTTCTTTTTGTTGTCATAAAAAATTAGATACGTTTACCTAATGTACTATATAGCTGAAGTTATAGCACCACTTGTCGTGAAACTGATGTTTATAATTTGAACTTCACCAAGGGTTGCGCCATATTCAGCGTTAGTAATAATACCAGCAAAACTAATTTTTTTTGCTGAAGTTGCAGAATCAGGAAATAATTCAAATAGAGCATCAGCATTGTCGCCTGTGGTTAATACATCATCTATAAATGTTGTATACCCTGCACCTGTTTCACCCGGAGCATATAAAAGCTCTGCTGAACCTTCGCCAGAAATTAAGCCACCGATATTTGTTTTAAATGTATCGCCTTGCTTTGTTGTCTCCATTATATCTTTGCTAATAGATAAAGACCAAGACCTTGTTTGTCCAACATCAGCTTCAGTACCGCCAGCGTTTTCAAACATGATTTTACCAACATCACCCTTAATAGCCATAACAAAAAAAAGTATTTATTTAATATTAACCTTTTTTAGGTTTTTTCACATCTTTTTTTAAACTTTCTTGGTTTTCCATGTATCTTTTGCAGCGTCCATCCCAATAAACAGGGTCACGTCTGCCTTTTACAGCTTCAATTGCATCAAGCATTGTTTCTGTTATTTCCATTTAAAGTTCCTCATATATTTCAAATGTAATTCTAACTTGTGTTTGAAATTTACCTTCTGGACTTAAGGATAAAACTTCAGGACCAATAGGCGAATCAAAGATTACATTTGAAACTGTAAGATTATTGTAAAGGTCACGCAGTCTTTTGCCAATCACTAAATTTGCACCAGAGCCAATACCTTCCTCTGTAAAAATATTTAAAAGAACTAAACCTACAACACTATTAGTAGAATTAGCAGATCCGCCCTGCGTTAAATAACCACCAGTTCCAAAACTTGTTATACATTGTACAAAAGTATCTTCTGTTGTTGAATCAAAGGGTTGGTTATTAAATACAACAGATATTGCAGGGCTACTCGCAAGTTCTGTAGCAAGTCTTGCTTCTATGGTTTGTCTGACTGTATTTAAATTAATTGCAGCCATTACATACTCCTAATAATTCTTTTTAATTCTTGTGGAATATATTGAGTTGTAAGTTGTTTTGCTTGTAATTCTGGAAAGCCTTTTATTGTTTGTTGTCTTGTTCTGTATCTACCCTTCCAACTAGGTGGTAACGCTGTTCCATAAATAACTGGTTCGGCATATTCAATATTATTAATAATAGTACCTCTTAAATTTTGTATATTTTTTTTCCAGCCATTTCTTAAATTACCAGTTTCGCCTACAGGTGTTGCATTTTTTGAAAGTTCTGTCCAACGTAATGTTGTTTTTTGTACTAACTCTTGTACTGCTTCTTTCATTAGATCATCTATTTGGTCTAACTTTATTTGTCGTACCATTATGCCCTCAAGAATAATTCAAAGGTTATTGGTATATTATTTTGTTGATTTGTTACAACATTTATAATTTTAAAAACAACAGAAGCAACTACAACCTTATCTTTGGGTGTTGGTACAAATGTAATATCACCAGCAGATATCGTTAGTTTTTTGTCCTCTGCCTGTATTAAATCATTCACTTCAGTATTGTTTATATTTTCTAATAAACCTTTAACTACAGTATCACTATTACTTTCACTCACTGCGCCAGTAGCGGTATCGTAGGAGCCGTTAGTAACTTGTCTTATAGTTACACTACCTCCAAGCTTTACTAAGCTTTTAGAGGCCACTTTTTTT